GTGGCGGACAGGCCGCGTTATATTGAGGAACACATTTGCGCAGAAGGCTGTTGTTATACAGAGACTGACCACACAGCCTTTGAGGCGCATATGACATGTGATGTCATGCGAGCCGTTGAGTTTCAACTCTACGGTTACATGTGGGCTCAGGTCTTAGGGGGCCGAGAAGTATTTAATATCGTCAAGAAAGCGTTGGCGGGGATTAACACCTGTATCAACAAGCTCATGATCGTCAAGGTCCTGGGCTCACGAATGTCAGGTGATATGTGCACTTCCTTAGGGAATGGGTTCACTAATCTCATGCTGATGCTCTTTGTCTGTAGCGAGCATAAGGTTCATTGTGTTGGTGTGGTTGAAGGCGATGATGGCCTGTTCCGCATAGACACCAAGGACCTTAAAATCATACAGGCAGACGATTTTATGAAACTCGGCTTCGAAATTAAATTGGCCGTGCGTGCAACGATCGGCGAGTCCTCATTCTGTGGACTCATGTATGGCTCCTCCTACGAGAATGTACGTGACCCTCTGGAGGTGCTGTGCCGATTCGGATGGACGAAATCGCCTAGGCGATTTGGCGGTCCTCGCGTTATGGCTGGTCTCTTACGGGCGAAAGCGCTGTCTTTGGCGTACGAGTTACCAGGTTGCCCAATATTGCGGAATCTGGCAATAGCGGCTTTGCGCGTAACAAGCGTGAAGCCATTCACAAGTCCCACATATGCGGATGCAGTGAAAGCTCTCTTATTACAGCCAGGGGTTAAACCGCTGTATGAAGGGTCGTGGCGCGAGAGGCAAATTTTCGGAACCGGCACCACTGACGTGCTGTCTCCTGAAATAGCTGGCCGCCTTCTCATCCTATTCCACTGGATGTAAGAACGTTAGTGGAACGTCAGTACGGAATCTCTGTTGCGAGACAGCTAGACATTGAAAGGATGTTGGATGGTGTTCAAGATAATGGACCCCTCCCGATCAATGTCTTGGACCTTGTGCCTGCGGACTGGAAGCAGGCCTGGTCGGAGTCCGTTACCACACTGCAGGCTGGACAGCGCCAGT